CGGCGTCATGAGGCCGGCGAACGCGGTGGCGAGCCCGAGGACCGCCCCCATGAGGAGGCCCACGGGTCCGCTGATGACCGACGCCGTGATCGCGAAGGTGGAAAGGCCCGCCGCAACGAACTTGATCGACTGGCCGAGGCCGGAGGAGTCGTTCCCGAAGACCTGCGTGAGTTGCATCACGGCGAACTGCACGTTGATCAACTTCCGCGAGTAGCGGGCGATGCGCGTGAAGGCCGAATTGGCGCCAGACTCGAACGTGCCCAGCCCCCCCAGCGCCTGCTTGAATCCGTTCGCCAGGCCGGACGCCGCGGCCTTGAACTGGATCCACACGCTGCCGGCATCGAAGTCGCCTGCCATGGTCATCGTCTCCCGTGCCGGGCGCCCGCGCGCCCGCGACCCTTTACGCCCGTCGCCGCGACCTTCCGCAGCCCATCAATGAACCGGTCGATCGCCGGGGCTTCCGGCTCCGGAGGCAATCCGCGCGTCGCCCTCTGCGCCTTCCGGACTCCGGAGCGGACCTCGTCGAGACCTTTGCGGAACAGTTCCGAGCCCTCCTTCGTGAGCACGCCGGCCAGGCCGCCCATCACCGAGCGCGCCATCCCGTCCACCCGGTTCGCCTCGATCTCGATAGCGACGGGCAGCATGGTCTCGAACAGCTCGAAGTTCCAGCGGCCCTCGTAGTCGAGCACCTCAGCCACCGACGCGAGACCGGCCGCGCAGATGGCTCCGATGGCGGACTCTATCGGGTACTCTTGACCGCCCCGGCGAACTTTTTGAGGGACCGCAACACGAGGGCCGTCGCTTTTCCCAGGAATCGCTCCGTCAGGTTGCACTCGAGGACCGCCTCGAGCACGTCCAGCCCGTCATCCGCCATGAACCGGGGATCCCGGATGATTCCGCGGTCCTCGGGACGGACGGACTCCGCGACCACGTCGATGATCCGCTCGCCCAAGGCCTGCGCGAGGTCGGAGACGTGCGCCCGCCACTCGCCTTTCGAGAACTCGTCCAACACCTCCCGCGGGAGAGTGTCGAGCGCCTTCCCGAGCATCGCGAGGACGGAGATCGCCTTCGTGAAGGACCACTTCTCGACCAGCACGGCCCCCCGCCCGTCCACGGGTTCGGCGAGTTGCACCAGGATCGAGCCCCTCGACATCGCGGGCGGGATCCCGCCGAGCGCCTCCGGACCCTTCGCGGCCTCGTCCACCACGGATCGGCTCCTTTCGGCTCAGGCCCCCGGATCGCCGCCGCCTCAGTCGAGGCGGTCGGCCTTCTTGATCTCGTCGAGGTAGCACAGCTCGCCCTGGTCGTCCTCCATCGCGACGACGGAGAGCGCGACCTCCTGCCACGTCGAGCCGTCACCGAACGTGAGCGCCCCGTTGTTCGTGATGGAGCAGTTGGGGAGCGTGATGATGAGCTGGTTCCCCCCGGGCGGGAGGTTCTGGAGCTTCACCTCGCCCTCGATCGCGGTGTCGGAGAAGCCGGTCATCTGCCGGGACGTGACCGTCTTCGCCCACATGACATGGATCTCCTCGACGCCATAGGCGGACTCGTCGGCGAGGTCGCCGTAGGGGTCGATCGTGAGGATCCCGGTCGCATCGTCGACGGAGTAGTCGACGCCCTCCTCGTAGACGGTGTCGTCCTCGTCCATCGCGCTGCGGACGACGACGGAGTCGGCTTTGAGGCCCGTCTGGTGCAGGTCGATCGTCCCGCCGGCGCCGGGGTTGGTGAAGTTGTCGGAGTCGTGCGCGTCCACCGTCTTCGCCCCCTGGTCCACGCCCTGGAAGGCGAACCGGAGGTTCTGGTGGTTGATCTCGTCGATCTTGAAGTTGAGATCCAGCTTCCGGGAGGTGACGACGGAGCGGTCGATCGTCCGGAGGCCCCGGCGGTTGCTCTGGTGCTCCAGCTTCTCCAGCGTCGGCGTCATGTCCGGGTCGATGATGTTGCCGAACTCGACCCACGCCTTGTCGTCGATCGACCCGTAAGGCCGGAACCAGACGGACAGCTTCGCCGCCGTCTGGTAGTTTCGCGGGTCTGCCGCGGGGACGTTCGCTTCCTCGACCATGGCTCAGGCTCCAACAGGAAGGGCGACGCCGAGGAAACGCAATATCGCCGAAGCGAAAGCGTGACGGTCGCCCTCGATGACCACGCCTACCGGCTTCGACGACGGGAGTACCGAGACGATCTTGTGACCGGACGAGAGCCGAACGCCGCGAAGATGGTTCTGCGCCCACGCGTAGAACTCGTCGAGCAGGGCGTCGACGCGCGCCGTATTCGTGCCGCGGCGCAGGACGAAGCGGATCGTCCAGTCCAGCCGGCCGCCGTGGGACGAGGAGATGGAGTTCCCGATGCCGCCCTGGTCGTAGAGCGCGAGCGCGGGGTGCTCCTCATTCCATGCCGGGCCGGCGGTCTTCGCGATCTCCTCGACCTCGGGCATGTCCTCGGCGAAGACATGGACGCCCGCGCGCAAGGGGAGGTCTGCGCCCAGCCGGGCGACGGAGAATCGGAAGCGACTGGCGATCGCGCCGGCCAGCGCCTCGACGAATCCGGCCTGCAGAATCCGCTGCTCCACGGCGTCACGCTCCTGGTGCCAGGGTCTCGGACGTCCACCCCGGTGTCTGTTCCATTTCCTTGATCTTCTCGCCGCGCTCGCCCTTGACGATCTCCTGGAACCTCAGCGAGACCCACATGGGGTACTCCTGCTTCGCCTCGTCGACGGTGAGCGAGAAGTACAGGTTCCCTTTCTGGACGACGACCTGAGCGAGCACGAAGTCCACACCCCACTTCAGCGACTTGTCGCCCGGCCGCGCGCCCTTCCGCAGCGGGATGAACAGGGCCTTCGCTCTCACCGGCCGGATCACTCCGCCCACGTCTCGCATGTGGGCGTATACGATGTTGAAGCCGGCCACCACGCCCACCGTCTCGCCCGTCGCGTCGGTCGTCGGGACAACCGTCGCGCTTCCCCGGAGCATCCCCTCGCCCACGGGCGCGCGGTTCTGCGCCTTGGCGATGAACTTTTGCGCGTACTCCACGATCGCCCGGTAGATCGCGAGCTTGAACGCCCACTCGAACATCTTCAGGTTCTTCTTGACGAGCCTCATCGACTTATTGAAGGCCGCAATGTCGATCGTGAACATGTCGTCCTTGCTCACGACGGCTCGTCCAGACCGAGGTCCACCTTTTTCCGGGTCAACTGCAAGTCGCAGGTCGCGTCCGCCTCGCCGAAGATCGAGTCATCCGACCGGGTGATGACCTCGTAGACCTTGCCGTGGGCATCGGAGACGAGCCACCCGACCTCCAGGAGCCCACCCGCCTCGGTCTTCGCGTCGAACGTGATCGACCCGTCGCAGGCGATCTCCTTGCCGTCCCGGGTCTTGATGGCCTTGACCTTCCGGGTCATCGCGACGCGCAGATAGGCGATGTCATCGTCATGGGCGAGGACGATCTCGTAGGCGACCTCATTCGCGACGTCGCGCGAGGCCGGCCTATGCATCAGGAGCCTTTCGTTCGAGACGCCGAGCATTCGATCACCCGAAGATGGACTCGTCCCGGCTCCGGCGCGGATGCCTGCGCTCGCGCCGGTTGATGACCACGGGCTCCAGCCCGGAGAGGTACAGCTCGTCGAGCAGAATCCGCGCGCCCGCGGGTAGGCGCGAGGAATCCGCGGCGAACGTCATGGACTTCCCGAGGATCGACGTCGAGGTCACGCCCTCGGCCTGCTGCCGCTTGAGCCCCGAGCCGCTCCCCTCCAGCTCGAAGTCCACGTACTCCATGAGCGCGAGCTTGACATCCCGGGGGACAAGCCCCCCGTCGCGCTTGCGGGGGAACGCGAGCGCCTGGCCGGCGATTGCCCGGAGACCCCAGGACTTGTAGGCGTCGAGGAGGCGGGTGCCCCGGTAGAGCAGCCGCTCCTGCTCCTCCTGGTCGAGCTCGTCCCACGCGTCGATCTGCTCGAACGCCTCCATGAGGTCTCCGGCCTCGTAGAGGTCGATGTACGAATTGGCGGCGACTCCGGAGACCGTCGCGTCCAGGTCCATCGGTCACTCCTCCACGGGGGGCGGGGCTCACGGTCCCTTGCGGGTCCGGTCCCCGCCCCCCTTCCGTGCATCACACGGAGTAGGATCTGCCCTCAGCCGTTCACTACGGCAGGGCGTGGATCACGGCGATGGCCCCGACGTTCCGGATGATCGGGAGCCGCACGATGCCGGCGAAGAGCTCGATGCTCGCCGGGTTGATCGAGATGTTCGGGTAGACATACTGGCCCACCTTCTCGATCACGCTGAGCCGGTCGTCGCTCGGGATGACGTCCGAGCCGACGCGGAACTCGCCCCACTCGGAGTCCGGGGCGGGGAAGATGATCACGTCCTTGGGGTTGACGTAGGGCGTGTTCGACCCACCGGCGGGCTTGTAGACCTGGTCGTCGACGAGCCACTCGAGGCCCTGGAACTGCCCCATGCTCCGGGTCTGCATGTAGGCCGTGCCGGCCGCGGTCTTGGCGAAGTACTCGGTGACGCGATCGTTCTTCATGATCGCGGCGATGACGTCCGAGCCGCACAGGGCGTAGACGGCATCCCTGCCGCTGTCCTGGGCGATCGCCTTGACGGCGAGGGCGATGTCGGTCTCGATGTCGGCCCCGGTGTCGCTCCAGCGCGGCGCGGGGGTGATGTCATGGTCGCCGCCGAGGAAGCCGTAGTCGACGGTGCTGACGAGTCCGCCCTCGAACGCCAGGGCGATCGAGCCCTGGAGCGCGCGCGCGCGCATGTATTCGTTCTGGCGGGCGAAGAAATCCAGCATCGTCCGGGTCTCCCTCGCAACCTTCGCTTCGGCGATCGCCTCGCGGTTCATCGAACCGGGGGCGCGGAGGTCGATGAGCGCGGCGCCGGGGAGGCGCTTGCTCTTGAACGTCCGGGCGAGCGTGGCCGTGCGGTGGCCGATCACGTTGGTCTTCCGCACGCCGGCCGAGCCGCCCAGCGTCTCGAAGCCCTGGACGTCGAGCTCCGCCTTCTCGATGTCCCACGCCACCGTCTGCCCGACGTCCTCGACGACGGGCAGGATGTTGCGGGAGGTGAGCAGCAGGCTCGCCGGCGGCTTGTACTCGGCGATCATGCCGTCGAAGAGTTCCAGCTTCAGAAGGTCGTTGTCCATCTCGTCTCCTCCGAATCACAGCCTCCATCACGCCTGCCCACTTCTACCGGCCGGGGGCGGCTCGCGGCTTCCACCGGACGGCTAGACGTCCTCCTCGACGAGGACCAGCTTCATCGCGGCCTCCAGGGCCTCGATGCGGCTGGGGTCGGACGCGCCGTAGAAGAGCTGGTCGCGGTCGACCCGCCCGTGCCACACGCCGGCCGCCTGCTTGTCCTCGGGGGGGCCGGTCTTCGACATCGTGTTGATGTAGCGGTCGAGGATGACGGCCTCGACGATGTCGTCGTCGTACGGCGCGGCGTACGCGTTGTCGGGGTTGGTGAACTTCCCGGCGTGCGGGCCGGTCTCGATGCGGACGAGCACCAGTCCCGGCTGGAGGACGAACTCCTTGTCGACGTGGTCGGGGTCCTCGGTCCCGGCCGCGATCACGATGCCCTTGATCGCGACGTGGTTGACGTCGCGGAGGAACTCGTGGCTCTCCTGCACGCGCTCGTCGGTGATGCCCGGCATCCCGTTGGCTCCCAGTTCGGGGATCATTCCGTGTCCTCCTTCGATCGTTCCTTCGATGCGGGCGGCCGTCACAGTCGCGGCCCGGCCCCGTCCATCCCGCCGTTACGCCTTCTCCTCCTTCTTGGGCTCCGCGCGGCCCTGCGCCTTGCGCATGGCCTTGGCCCCGCGCGAGGACAGCTCCTCGGCCTTCGTCTTCTGCTCGGCCGAGAGCTGGGTCAGGTGCTTCGCGTCCCAGCGGGGAAGCGACGCGAGGATCTGCTCGACGAGCGGCGCGGTCTCGACGTCCGCGTCCTTCAGGTCCTTCCCGTCCGCGGACAGCTCGATCGCCTTCGCCTTCCCCTCGACGGAGAGGAGCTGGAGGGCGGCCTTCTCGACCGCGGGGGGTAGCCGGCCGTCCTTGACCGCGAGGGCGACGACCTGCTTCGCCTTCTCGATCCGCTGGCGGCTGAGTGAGGCGTTCATCTCCGCGACCTTCACGCGGAGCGCCTTGACCTCCTCGGTCTCCTCGGCGGGCGGCTTGGCGGCGAGCTCGACGACCTTCCCGGCCTCGATCTTGAGGTTGCGGGCCTTGAGCTCGATCCCGACGAGCGCGAGGGCCTCGTCGACGACCTTCTTCGTGGCCTTCTCGTCGAGCGGCGGCGTCCGCTTCCCGAGCGCCTCGAAGATGTCCTTCTCCTGCGCGTCCTCCTTCAGCCCGAGAACCTCCGGCGAGAGGCTCAGGGCGGCGAGGGACGCCAACATCGCCTTGCGGTCCATCCCGGCTCCTTTCTCCGCGCCCCCGGCCTCGTCAGCGGGGATCAGCGGCAACACGGCGAAGGGACCCGCCTCGCCCTCGACCACCGAGAGCGCCAGGAAGTCCCGTTGTCCAGTCAGCACGGGGTAATCCGTTGCGCAGACATGCGTCAAAACTTCGGGGTAGGTGTTGCCCTTCGTGTCGACGTGGTCGAACTGGATCCGCGCCGAGACGCGCTTGATCCGACCGTCGGCAACCCGGGCGCGCACTTCCTCGCCCTTCGGGGCGACGACCCCCCAGAGCCGGCCGGCCTCGACAACGAAGGGGCCCGGCCAGTCCCCGAGGCTTTTCATCACGGAGAAGGAATGGCCGTCGGGGAAGGGGATCTCGTTTTCGTTCTGGCGGAATCGGTTCGACTCGGCGGCCAGGCGATTCAGCCGGTCCAGTGTGAACTCGACTTCCTGCCCCGTGTCGGGGTGGACCCACTTACCCACCTGGGCGATGTCCTTCAGGAAGCGCCCCGACCCCTTGGCGACGAAGTCGGACGCGGGCCCCAGCAGCAGGATGGAGTTGTCCTGCTTCCTCGGCCGCCCGATGACAGCGGAGATCCCCTCGGCGATGCGGATCGTCCGGAAGGAGCCGGAGACGAAATCCTCGGGCGGCTTCTGGCGGATGCGGAAGGAGTCCTCCGTGTCCCGGCTCGTCCCGGCGGAGAAGTCGTGGGACTTGCACCAGGCGAGCGCCTCGTCGGCCGAGGGGTACTTCGCCTTGGCGAAGATGAGGGTCTGTATCTCGGTGTGGCCGGCGGCGAGCTCCTCGGCGCCCTCGGGATCGGCGGAATGGTCCGCCCCCTTGAACCACTTGACCTGCGCCTCGCGCTTCTTCGCCTCGGCCTCTGAGGCGAAGCGCCCGAGCACCTTCTTTCCGTCCTGCGAGTATAGGACCCACTTTCCGCCTTCGCTCTTGATCACGGTCCACCTCACGGGAATAAAATAAGCCAAGGGCCCCGGGGCTTTCGCTCCGGAGACTCCCTTGGCTTTTGGCTTACGGGACCTACGCGATTCGTACGAGGATCAGGCCTCCGCGGTCCGTGATCCTCAGCTCGTACTGCTTGCCTCCGTGATTGATCCGCACTCGCGTCGCGCCGCGCATCAGGGCCGCGGCATCGTAGCAGACGACCGCACTGGGCTTCGTGGGCGCTGCCTCGGCGTTCACGCCGCCGCCTCCATCGAGGGCTTCGAGATCTCGGCCACCGCCGCGGGGCCCATCGCCTTCATCAGCTTCCGGACCTCGGCGCCCGTCTTGCCGAAGAACGCGGCGGGAATCCGCTGCACCCACGCGAGCTCGCGCGCGATCTGCAGGCCGCCCACCCCGGCCGTCGACCAGAGGGAGAAGCGATGGACGCAATTCGGGTGGAAGTCTCCGTTCGAGGGCAACAGATTGAACCGGGGGAACCCCAGCGGGTCCTGCGGCAGCGGCCCGAAGTAGAAGATCTTCCCGGCGAACGGAGTGCACTCGTCGGGCTCCTCCATCGGGTGCCACGACATCCGGACGTGGTTGAAGCCGTTCTGCTGGCCCCGGACGAGCGTCGCGGTCTTGTGTAGCTCCTTCATCTGCGTCCGCGCCACCAGGTCCGCGTACGTCCGGACGTTGAAGGTCTTGCCGCCCACGGTGATGAGTTCCCCACGCGCGACGCGCTCGAACTTGTCGAACATGTCGCCGCGGTAGCCGACTTCGGAAAGCCGCTGCCTCACCGCCGGATCAACCTTCCCTTCGAGCAGGATGGACGCGATGTCGTCCTTGATCGACTGGCCGGCGACGCCGCGCAGAAGGCCGCCCGTCGTCGTCT